AACGTCAGATTGAAGGGAGCTGATGTCCGAGTCATTGCTGCTTACGTTAGATTGTAAGGTAGAAATGTCGGAGTCGTTAGAAGCAACAGCGTCAGCAACAGTCTTTAACTGAGTGTCAAGAGCGTTATCAGCAGCTTGAAGGGTCGTTACCGAACTGATGTAGTTGGCAGAACCGTTAGCTGTGTAAGCACCGTTAGCACCAAGACCAGCACCTGCTTGAGTTGCATCAAGTTCGGACTGAAGAGCTGAAGTATCAGAAGCAGTATCTACATAAGCTTTGGTAGCGGCGTGAAGGGAAGCAGTTGGAGCACCTGAAAGGGTCAAAGCCCCAGTCATTGTTCCACCTGCGAGGGCAAGCTTCTTATCAAGCTCTACTTTTGTTTTTTGACCCAATTGGGTAAGCAAACTAGACATAATATATTATCCTTTGTTGTGGGTTAATTTGTGTGAATAAAGACTATAAGTTCAGCTAATAGGTGTCAAGAATCCTCAGTTACTAACACATCTCCAGCTTCTGTTATTAAAGAATCACTAGCTTCTGTAAGTAGATGTATAGCAGTACTTACTGTATCTCCTAGAGCTATGACCTTCCAATCCGAACCGTCATCTATAGCTAAACATGGGCTACCTACATTTCCGTTTGTAACGTATATGATTCTTCCGGAGGTTCCTATGGTTGGTAGATTATCGCCGTCGTATGATCCAATTTGCAGAGATTGTGATATATTTACCGAACCACTAATTAAGCCTCCTGACTTATCAAACTTGTTATCAAGCTTTGCTTTAACCTTCTGACCTAACTGTGTAAGTAAACTGCTCATTGCTCGTTACGGTGTATTTAATCCATCTATAAAGTCTTGGTAATCACCAACTTCCTCTTCCCGTGCATCCAAGAAGTACGGTAAATCGTTCCAAGCTGTTGAACCGTCTCCTATCTTTATACGATTACGTGTAGAATCAAGTTCTATACCTAGCTCTCCTTCTAATAACACAGGGTTGCTGGTTGACCAGTTGGTAGCGGTATCTCTTCTAAGTTGTATTCTTTTACTGAATGTAGCCATTTGTTATGCTCCTCCTCCTTCGTAAACATCTAAGTTATCACTTGCAGTTGCTCCTTGAGAATCAATTTGTGGGTCACTCAACGGTGCATTACCACCACTCAATCCGATGACGTCTGGGTCAGATGTAATGGAATCTGTTATCGCTTTTGCAGCAGCCGTCGTAGCTATCGCTTCCGTAACACCACCCGCAGCAATCGCACCAAGTGTCCGATACTGGGCAGACAACGGATGAGGTCGAACTATAGGACGTCTAGGCATTGGTTAACACTTCCACCTACGTAACGCCAAAGCTTTACGAGTAGGCTTACCGTTAGGTTTCTTCATTGGTCCTCGCATTCCTTTAAACCTTTTGCAGAAACTCTCTTTTCTAGGACCACCTTCTGGTTGCGGTCTTTGAAGATTAGAACCAGTAAGTTTATTTATTCTCCTCCTGCCTGACTCACTAAGACCGCCTTTAGCAGACTTATCCGAAGCTCTTAAAGATATAGAGGCAGACTTCATTCTTACTTCTTCGGAAACCCACGCTTCATATTAGCGTACGCTTTATCACTAACGGTAGATTTACTTTTGCTTCTACTGATACCTAAAGCTTTGCGTTTTCGCATGTTCTCATACAACCCCGGTTTCTTTTTATTCATCGTCTACTTCCTCATTAATAGTTCCATCATACGATCCAGCTTGTTGTGCATCTCGTTGATAGCTTGTTCTACTTTAGCAATCCTGCTTTCAACCGCAGCATCTCTTTCCCTTTGTGCAGCTAACTCCACCTCTATCTTTGTAAGTCGTTTATCACCAATGTCTAAGCGTTGAACTATGCGTTTAATAATCCACCCGACCACACCAAAGGCGACAACAACAAAGGTGTTAATAAAGCTGGAGAGGGAGTCGATCATAAGTTGTTAGCTATCTGACTACCGCCGTCATTAGTAAAAGTAGCTCCACCTGTATTACCTACTGCGATAGAATTTGTTATTTCAATAGTACCTACAACGCCGGAATTTCCTGTGATAATCAGATTAGTATTAGAACCGAGGTAGCTATCTATATTTAGACTGTCAGTACCACCCGCTACTTTAAAGCGATTACCACTAATAACGGAATCATTGAAATTAATACCTGATCCATCTTTCGAAATAACACGAGTACCTGATGTCTGAATGTAGTTATCTGAAAAGATTAAATCAGTTGTGTCATTGTCTTGAGCATTAAAGATTTCTGCGGCGGTGTCGCTTGACACGTTTGTAGAATTTATAGTATTTCCTGTTATTTTAGAAAAAGCATATAAAGGCACTTTTTTACGAACTGTATGGTTTAAATCTTCCACCACATTATTCATAAACTCAATATCTGAACATTGCGTGTCTATAGAAAAGTTACCTAGTTTATTACCAATGATGAGAGGATTTAAACAACGAGCTAATCGAAGCTCACCTTTGATCGTATTATTAGAAACAACAACATCAGCTTGTTCGCCTATGTAAGTAGTTATAATACCGTTAGCACAATAGTTATCTCTGATTTGTAAATTGTTTTCAGCGGAGGCATCAATAGACCAAGTAACACCTGATGTTTGACAATAGTTACCTTCAATCAAAGCGTCTTCACCGCCGAAAGGATCAAGTCCTGTATTGTAAGTAAAATCAATATCGAATGTGCTATTGTCAGTCATATTGTTACCGCTAATAATTACATTCTCATAACCGCTTTGTACTTGAATACCAGCACTTCCATTAGAGCGTGAAACATTATTAGAAACTACAGTACCTCTCGTCTTAGCTATTTTAATACCCGCATCTACATTATTGTAAGAAACATTACTTTCAATAACAGTATTTGCAGATTGAACATACATACCATGCTCACCGCTGTTATATATAGTGTTATTGCAAATCTTATGCCCAGACGAAGCGTTGCCAATATCCGTTGCATTGACAAGAATCCCGTCAGCACCGCTAGTGCTATTTACATTATTAAAACCAATACGATTATTAATTATAGTATTATAGTTAGTTGTATCATTATTATTAATTATACCCGTGATGTTGTCATGAATGTAACATTTATCGATAGTATTGTTATTAGAACCGCCATCTAGTATAATTCCAGCACCTTCCATGTTATATGTTTCGCACTCTATTATTTTACAATGAGTAGAATTAGTTAATGTAATTGCTGCGGTACTATAATAAATACCAGCGGAATAAGTAGACTTAGTTGTAAACCCTGCTTTTACATTTCTTGCACTACAGAAGGAACAATCCGTAAATAAAATATAATCGGAAACACGAGAATCAGAAGTGAAATTACCACCGCTGATATGGACATAATCACAGTTTGTAAACGAAAATACAGGGGCTATACTTACAGGTTTAAGAGTTGTATTATCGTCTATAAGAAAAGAAATGTTATTCGTAGAACTTAAAGATAAACTAAATATATAAGTTCCTGTAGGTATCTTTATTACTTTACCCCCGCTATTAATAGCCGCTTCAATCGCTGTTGTGGAGTCTACACCCCCCGTATTGTCTGCCCCGTAATCCAACACATTTACAACATCAGCAAAACGATCAGCAATACTCCTAGCAGTCGTTGAACCCGTAGCTGTAACTTCTAAATCACCCGTAGCTAAATCATTAGTCCAATCTGCTAGGCTTCTAGTAATACTTGTACCTAATGCTGTAACATCGTACCCACCAAGAGATACAATAGCAGGACTACCGCCAAGAGCTATCGAGTTGTCAATGGTTTGATCGACATACGCTTTATTAGCAGCGTCAGTACCAGTAGTAGGAGTACCCAGGTTTATTATCTTGTTACCTTCAGCGTCGTAGTTAGCTCCTCCCTTTTTGTTAAGCAACTCATTACCAGTACCTTCCGATGCTTCTTGTGATACAAATAAGTTGTGTTTGTATGCTTCATCTAAGCTGTCACCTGTAAGTACAGAGCCGTCTACAAAGTCAACAAGCGGGGAGAAATCACCACGACTGTCACGGTATATGCGGATTGAAGCATTGGATGCTGGAGCTGTATCAAAGCGAATAACATTATTCGCCGATACTTCTACGATGGAGTAGTTCGTTACGATAACATCGTTTACTTTTACCTTAACGTGGTCGTTCTGAAGGTAGTCAAAGTTAAAGATGAAATCGGTCTCGCTGTTGTCGCCTGTGTAATCTACGTAGGTGTTCGCCATGATGATAAGTGTATATTATTAATTATTGAGTGAGAAGAGCAAGTACATCTTCACGTTGCATACCAGTTTTAAACCCTGCTTTTGCACGAGTAAGAGCTGAATACTGTTTATCTAATTCAGGGTACTCTCTTAATGTCTGACGTAATGCTTCTTTTCTGTACTTAGTTAACAAACTATTTATCATACCGATACGTGGACTAGGTAGACCGGGTTCTGATTCTGGAGATAGTCGTTGATAAGCTCTTGATTTTATAAGTTTGTTTATAGATTGACGCAGAGTAAGACCTCCCATTTTAACAGTCTTTAACAACTCTAATCTACGGTCGTGAGCGGATTGACCTCTATCATTTTCATACTCAAGTAAATCTATCTGACCACCGAGCTGTGGTTGTGGCTGTCTAAAGGCATGGTTCAAACTTGCCATCTCAGTTAATACTGGATCGTCCTTCTTTGTAGATAGTTGAATAGGATTAATGAAGCCAGTACTCATCCACTGTTCAGCTACATATTCCTCTCCTAATACATTACGCTTAGTACGCAATCCTAGTTTCTTCTTCATAACATCTGCTACACTTCTAGCTTCTTTAATAGCTTGTGTGTCGTAGTCAGCCATTTGAGATATAAGATTAGGCACTAAAGAACCAGCGTAGTTTCTACCTAGCTTCTCAACATATCTATCGGGATCGCCAAGAGCATCAGCCCACATTTGAATACCTGCTAAGTAGGATTTATTTGTAGCGTTACGAGTCAGAGCTAACATTAAAGCGTTAGCTTTGTGCTCTACTTCAGTTTCGTCGAAGGCTTTTTCTTCTTTTACTCCCGTTTCCACTATATCAGCAATAACACCTAGAGGAGTAGCAAGTGGGTCTAATCTTTGGTAGCTGTAATATGTGTCACCTATCTTAATACTGTAGGGTCTCCAACCAGTAGCCATAAGAGCTTGCTTTTCACGCTCATTACTTGGACCACCGCCTGTTATATATTCTCTGTTATTATAAGCCACATCCATAAGTGCACCCATAGTAACACCAGCAGTAACTGCTTTACCTCTAGCTCTTGCTCTAAGTATAGGATCAGGACTATTAAACTCAGTAAGTAACTTCTGCCTCTCTTCTTTTAATGCTACAACAAAAGGAGTAC